GCAACTCGCAGAAGGTGCTAAACCCTTGGTGGATCTAAAAGGACTCAAAACATCCGACCCCATGTTTCTGTGGACGGTTGCTAAGATGGAAATTGCTGAGAGAAAGTTACCGTATATTATTCGAAGACAACTCCCGAACAATACCTCCGAATTCTGGAGTGTTCAGGAACTTGAAAGTATTTGGTGAACATATACCCATCTTTGATTAAGTTGAATTCTTGAGATTTGTGCAGAACTAACTCCATATTCTTCTGCAAGTTCTTTACCACTTTTTAAATCTCGTTGAGCCCTTATTTCAATAATCTGCTCTTTTGTAAGAACTGCTCTTCCTGATGCGTTCGCTGCTTTTTCACCATGTATATGTCTTCCACCTCTAACAGTATCAGCTACATTATCTGCCTGACTTCCAAGTTCAAGATGTTCTGGATTATGACATGATCTATTCGGAGAATTTGGACATATGTGTCTTGTCACCTCACCCTTTTGAAGCTTACGTCCAATTTTACGTTCAAGTGATCTTTGATGAAGGTATTCCATCTTTCCGTTTACTTTTACAGCACCATATCCTTGAGATGATCTTGCTAAATTCCATATCCAACATCCATTATCATCAATATGATATTGAGAATCAATCCATTCCTCAAGTTCACTTCCACACATGCCTCTTTTTCTATTCTTTGTCATTACTTCAAGAGATGGAGTATATTTAAGTGGTAATTACTTAACTGCGATCGCGACTACAAGTGCTAAAATCATAAAAATTAATCCTTCATTCCATCCGTGGGCAGCAGTAAATGGATACAGAATCGGTCCAAACATGTTAGCAAATCCACCACCGATGGTATGAATTAACGCAATCACTACAATAATACTCAATAACCACTTTTTGAATGTACTCATTGCTTATTCACCTGAAAGTTTTGCCAAGTCTTCGGCAGAGGGAGGAAATAATAATAAAGGAGGACCTTGTTCAGGTGGATTCATCATTTGAGGAGGATCGTGGGTCAGGATCTTCATCGCCATGGATAAATCAATCGATTCAGAGGGAGTAAAACGGGCACTCACCTTTGCCACGTCTGAGTCAATTTTTTGCTGAAGACGATTAGGAACAAACGTGATATAAGCAAACGCCAACACGATTGTAATTACCAAAAGAATCAGGAGCCACTGTCTGGGAAACTTCATTGTTCTTCGGGTAGATAAGAAAAACGGAAACTAGGGAGTCAAGACAAGAAGAGGCACAATGGATTTCCCAATACCGATTAGATGTTATACATGCAATCTCCCTCTCGCTGGCAAATGGAAGACGTTTCTTGCGCTCGTTTCCAAATATCGTAAACAAGATGGACGTTCTGAAAAAGATGAATTAGTATACCTTTCGAAGACGACTACCGTCACTGCCGAAGGTAGGGCGATGAACGATTTGAATCTTACTAGAGAATGCTGTCGTAGGCACATGTTTACCCATCCGGGTGTATAAACACTTGTCGCAATACGATTCATTCTTCGAAAACTCAGAGCAAGTGTCTTCTGGACACAACCAGAGTTTAGGAATTCGAATCTTCAGTTTCACGCCCTCCATTCTTTTTTTACCTAGAAGATAAGAGTAAATGTCCTCCTATAGTGAATACCTTGGACGCATGAAACAACGAATGGTGACCATTACGGATACACGACCTCATCGTGATGCCGGTCATCAAACAGAGATTGTCAGACGTCTTGCTGCCTCTGGAAATCTAGAAACACGTGTGGCTTCCACTGCATGCGCAGTTGTCTTGAACGCTCCTTCTACCCGCAGTGCTGCAGGATATCTTCATGGAGGTGGACACACTGTTCAAGATGCACCCATGTATACAGAGTTTACAGCAGGACAAGCGGTAGCACAATCTGAATTACGCAGAAATGCTAAGGCGTCTCAGATCACAAATACGATGCCTTGCTTATCTTCAACTCAACTCCCTGAAATAAACGATAAACTCAGTGCAGACCCTGAATTGTCTAAGATTCAGGCAGCACGTCAGATGTTTGGAAATGGATACACCAACAACTGTTGCCCGACCTGTAAGAAGGTTGTACTTGCAAGTGGATGTAACTGTCGTCTAACTGTTGCTCAATAGTCTGTATTGAAGAGCGCAATTAACTGGCCTCATACGGCAGATGCTAACACTTAAACATCTGTCTATTTGTGTAATCATGTTGACCGTATATACCTACAAGGTCCCCAAACCTACTGGTTGTTTTGATTTATCCATTATTCCACTTGATGAATGGATGGAGACTGTCTTAGATTTAGTAGCACATCAGACAGAAGGCACACTATGGTTTGGGTATTTAGATGGATGGATGTTGACTCCACATGAAGAAGTTGTTTTACGAAAAGCGATTCGTAAGTTTAAGTGTATTGTTGTCTCTCAGTTTCCTCTAGCATTCTCTCAAGCGTGGAAAAATGAAATTGATTACGTGTATACAGATCCACAACACAATGGAATCCCCAACACTCACAACGATGGTCGTTCTCTACACAATGGGAGTACGTTTGAATACGGATGTACTGGCACACACACTTCCCCTAACAAAGTCAGTGATAAAAGTAGAAAAGCAAGGAGTCGTTAAACGTGGTTCATCCAAACGTGATCTTATTAAACGAAGAACTAAAACTACACCTCCCAAGCGTACAACTGGATTTGGACATAATTCAATTACCGTTGTTCTCTTATCGGATGGAGATGGCACCTTTCCTTCTAAAGAAATCACTGTCAAAATCTTTCAAAATGGGGTCTTTCATATCACAGGTGTATTGGATGAAGCGTATGACCGTGATGTGACGACTCAGTTGAAACGTCAAATCATAGAACATTGTTCAGAAGCAATTCTTTCAGGCGAATGGACTGATTCGCGTCGAGTAGTTCTCATGAATTACAAGACTAAATTGATTGGAACCTCAAATCTTTCACGAGATACGTTGTATGCTTCACTTAGAAGCAAAGGTGTTACAACGATCTATGAACCTGCAGTGTATCCTGCTGTCAAGATCTACTTTCCGAACACTAAATGGATTGCAAAAGTCTTTAGAACTGGTAATATCATTTTGACAGGAATGACAGACGCCTCCGAGTGCGACGCTTTGGTTTCACAACTCTCGGTTGCGATTTCCTAGATCCACCCGATGTCTGAAGTTTTTCAATGATTTCATCAATATCTCCTCCATCCAAACTACATTTCATAGAATTGTTTCGACATTCACCGAAATCAATCAATCTTGTAACCTCTCCATCATACACAACATTCCCTTCATGGACATCCGTGTGGATAATGTTTTTGTTCATAGACTCTACCTGACCTTTTAATACTTTAAGCGCTTCAATGACTTTTGGAATCATCTCATGATTTCGCACAATCTTTGGAGATGAAATGTATCCCTGAACAACATCATGTAGTTTTTCTGGAGTATCAATGACCTCATTTGTATAGAAAAGTTCAAAGAGTGATTGTCCACCTTTTGGAGAAAAGATGGCATGTCGTCCATCTTTAAGAATACATTGAGATTCAGGATAGATCATACCTTCTGGTTTCTTCTCTCGTAATTGACCTGTTAAAAGCCATTCTCTTTTAGCTTTAAAAGAAACTCCAGTGTCAAATACTTTCATGACATATCCATCTTTCCATTCACATCCTTTTGGAAGTTGTTTTTCAATTGGATCAGGTTTAGTATATACGCTTGCGAATGAACCTTGTCCAATAACGACACCCCCTCTTCGGGTTCTGCGTTTCATTGTATTAGACGCAATTAAATATTAAAGGTAATGGCAGCTCGTGAACTCACTCCTAGAGAGGTTGAAGCAGGAAGACGTGGAATTAACGATGAAGATTTAAGCGCAACGCAAATTCAAGCATTGGTGCGTACAATGGACGGATCTAAAGAAAAATGGTCTCATCTCAAGTCGAACAAACTAGCGTATGAAGAGAAACTTCAAGACGAAAACAAGATCTTGTATTTCAACTATCCTTCTCTATTTCAAATGCACGCAGAAGATCGATTAGATCAAACCTTTTTTGAAATGCTTACACTCAAGCGAAAGATTGAGAAAGGTGAAATCACTCCTGAACAAGCAACTCAGATTGTTGGGGCAAAGTTGTCTCAACGATTTGTTCCAGGTCTTTCTCCTCAGGATCAACCACAGGCACCGTCACTGTCGTATGCAGAGTATTACAGGCAGACTCAATAGACGTCCAAACTTCGTAGTCATCTGTGCTCTTGTAGACTAGGAAGAAGTAGGCACGTAATTGTTCCCATGTACAATCTGACATTGCGTAACATCTCATACGACTTAATTTGAGTGAATCCAAGATTTTACACAAGTCTTCTTTGGACATTCCATTCTCCAAGACTAAAAAGTCATTCTCAGGGTTTGCATAGAGTTCACGAATGGACTCAATGCATTCCATCAAACACTTATACCCCAAAATACAATACTGTTTCTTAAAATTCAAGTTAATCAATGAATTACAGTATTTATTTGTAAAGTTCTCACGTTTCCACATCGGAAGTGCCCACCAATTGGGTGTAGGTTCTTCATACGCATTCCTTTTACGCATCGCATCATCAATTTTGTATTCTACATACGCTTGTGGAACAATAAACTGAGGACCCAGTCGATTGATTTCAGAATTTCGAATCAGTGAAAAGTTATTCCATCCATCGTTCATGTACTGAATGTATGCTAACTTGTGAACACGCGCCATTTTGGTCTTCACTGCTGTTCGTAGAAGTAATTCCTGATCATCGCAGATAGGCAAAAACTCAGAATAGTTTCCAAGTTCATGTAAGGTTGTTCTTCTCCAAATACGTGGGTGATTTGGAACGCCTACAATGTGTGACAATGTGTAGTTATTGATATTAGGTGTTGAAATCACATTGACCCACTTTCCATTGTATTTTTGACAGTAGTATCCAGCATATCCTAGTCCAAAATGATCACCATAGGAATGAGTATTTCCGTTCTCATACAAATGTGCTGTGTCCATGTAGACAAATCCTACTTCTGGATCCTTTTCAAAGACCTGATTAGCATCTGAAAGACAGTCTTTAAGAATCTCATCATCGTGATCTAATTCAAGAATATACTTGCCTCTACAAAGAGATGCTGCTTCGTTCTTCACATTGCCAATGTTACCGCTATTTTCAGATCTACGATAGAGACGAATACGTGGATCTGCTTTTGCAATACCCCGTAGAAACTCAAAGTGTTTATCATCCGGTGAGTCATCTATTACTACCCATTCCCAATCTTGAAGGGATTGTGCGTTCAAACTGTTGTAAGGTCGATGGAACTTTTCGTAGGAATTATAGCAAGTTGTGAAGATTGAAAAAATAGGACGAGTCATTGTGTGGGGAAGTAGACAGTTGTGAATGTAGCAGAAGTTCACACCACGATTGAATGCATCCAAATCCTTGATGTTTTCGTAGAAGTGAAGCCATCGTAGACGCATTCGGTTGACCAAATATCCCATACGTCCATAATATTCAGTTTCAGACTTACCATAGGTGACAATCAAATGATAATTGGAATCAAAGAGTTTCAGTACTTCATTAGGATCTGAAGTTGGATTCACTGTACAGTTGAGTTTCTCTTTGTTTTCAGACAAAAAGGTATCAATTTCTGAATACGATTCATCTCGAAAGAAGAGGATGTTTGGATACTTCATACTTCTCTATGTGGTTTTACTCCTTAAATTCTGTTCGCAGTTCCATCAAGAGTTTTCCAGTGACATTCTTGCCAGGCCATTTCGATGGATCATTTGCTTTAGCAGTATCTGCTGAAGTTCCGATTCCCCAATACTTATCACGAGCAGATGCTTCTCCAATAGGTCGTGTTCCAGTCTCTAGAAGTTTAGTTTTTAGATCAGGATGTTGAATGAACTTTGCTTTGAGTGCCATTCGCATAATACCATCTTTCTTCGAATTCCACTCTTCTTCTACGAAATCCTTGACTTTCTTACCTAATGCTTTGACTGCTTTAGGAGATGGTGTCTTCAAGATCTTTGCCGCAGTAGCGCCATCACCGAACGCCTTCGCTTTTGACCATTGAAAGTAGTGTTCAACAGTTGGGAATGTAATTGAATCAATTTGAAAGGGTGCTTCATACATGTTTGACAGAATTCTCCATTCACCCTTTCCTTCATCTGCTCCTAAGAATAACACTGGTTCACTTCCAGGTTCCGCCTTTTTAATGATTCGTTTCTTAACAGGTTTCTTTGCAGGGGTTGTGGTGTCAGGTTCACTTCGTTCGTCCTTGGATTCCTCCTTGGATTCCTCCTTGGATTCCTCCTTGGATTCCTCGATGACAGGAATCGTCACTTCCTGCTTTTCAGTGACTTTAGGTTTATCGGACTTCTTGAACACGAAACTGCGATGTAGGAAACTGAATGCCTGATGTTCTAGAGAGAACAATACTTGGTTTTGTTCTGCGTAGTGATCGGAGAACAGTTTCGTCTCAACTAATTCATATCCTGCTTCTTCCAAACGTTGAGTGAGTTTCGCAAATGGAACCAAGTATTCCTTTTGAGGTTGTTCGAAACTTTCTAAGTGAACTGAAATTGCCTGACCAAATTCTTCAGTCCATCCAACTCCATCATCATATTGCTTAACAAACTCTCCAAAGACTTTTCGACCTACTCGAAACATATGACTCTGTTTTCCCAATAACAATGCGTAGACCGATGCTCCATCCAAACAGGTTCCAAAGAAACTACGCTTACCGTGAGTCTCAAGATTTGCAGCAAAGGTTTTGAATGTCTCTTCAGATTCGCACGCATAATGAATCGCAAACTGACACGAAATAGCATCAAACTCGGTATTGCCTGCAAACTGTCTCAAATAGGGAGTTGTAGGGGGTTGAGTTCCTGCTACAATATTTGCGTACACATTGTCTCCTTGAAAGAGCGGTTGAGTCATGTCTCCTTGAAAGTATAGAACTGGAGGCAGGTAGTCTTTTGGAAATTTAAGTTTTTCTTTAACATATCGAACACATGCTCCTTGTCGTGGAGAGATCAAATTGGATAATGATGAATCAATACCTACGACTAAAGAGGGTTTAGAATGTTTCCATTTCTTTAAGTCTCCTCCACGTCCAACAGCAAGTTCAAGCAAGGAATCACCTGGTTTGACTGTGGATGTATACAATGCTTCTTTGATACGGTTGTGAAATCCGTAGACGTCTTTGAGAATACGATCTCGAGATTCTAACTCGTCACGATAATAGAGATCATCTTCAAAGGTCGCATCGGGTGGATTACTAACAACTGTTCGAATCATCTCTTCCGTAATTGGAACATGAATGTTTGTCCAAATGGAATCTGCTACAGAAATATCATTT